CTTCTGGGCGAAGGACTTTACGTCCAAACACGTGAAGGCCACGAACGATGTCGGAGAAGGTTTCAGTTGACCGAACAACTTCGGTTTTTGCAATGTGAGATGCAGTTGCAACGGCTGACATGTGACCAGCCAATACAATAGACTCACCAGCAGCGTCGGTAACGCCAGTGATGCTGACGGCATCAGTTCCACCCGGTACAAGTGCAGTTGACTTGTAGCAAGCAAAGCCAGCAATGTTACCCTGCATTACAAGGCCATTGCGAAGCGGTGAAGTGCCATCACCAGTTACCTGTACTTCTGCAAACTTGCTACCAGCCGCGAACAGCTTTGAGTAGAAAGCAGGTGAAGCAACGAACCAACGGTTCTCTTCAGGAACAGACTGCTCATCGAGTTCCTTAGCCATTTCCAGCATCAGGTTAACAGCATTATCCTGAGTTGTGTGGATGGCAATCGGAGTACCGGCAGTACCTAGAGCAGTGTTGGTTGACAACAGACCACCAGACAGTGATGCGTCGTCAGCACCGGCAATACCAGCACCATCGGCAATTGCCTGAAGGACGTTGAAGTCGTACTTGCGCTTCAAAGAGTAGGCACCTGAAGAAGTAGCCAGTGCCTCAAAGTTTACATGAGACTGACGCTCTTCGATGTCGTCGATTTTGAATGCAAATGCGTTTGCTTGGTCGACAACCATTGTTGTTTGGTCGTCGGCAAGGTCTTGTGGGTTAACCACAGAGCCACGTGAGTAGCTAGATACTGTGATTGTTGGTTCTTTGATGATACGAACCGTATCGCCAAAATTCTCAATTTCCCCCGCATAATCGGTATTCGTAATATCTTCGGCAACCGAAGCGCGACGGAAGAATTTGAGGACTTTTTGGCTAAAAATTTCCGGTGTAAAGTTACCGGAAGGCAGGTTGTTATAACCTGCAGCGCGAGTAAAAGCCATTTGCTTTTCCTTCCATTTTGAGGTTAAGATTGATAGTCGATTCGCCCTTCAGCCCGTGCTGCGTCCAATTCGCTTTCCAGCTTTTCGAACTCCCACGGTTTCATCTTGGCGATTTGCGAAGCTTTCCAAACTTTCTTACCGTCTGTAGTTTCAGACCGTATTTCCCGTGTAGGGGTCTTTGTTACGGCATCTGCTGCAGAAGGCTCTTTGGTCTTCTTCTTTTTGGTTAAGCCAGCATCGGCTTTGTAGAGGTCTACGACCCGTGCTGCCCATCTAGCGTCGGTATTGTTTTTGTAAATACCATCTGCGATAGAAGCAGGCTGCTCTTCGAGCCACTCTAAAAACTTTTCGTCAGTCTTTAGGTCGGTAAAGTCAGGATGCAATCTTAGCAGTTCCTCGTAGGCTTTCTGCTTTTCAAGCTCCTTTTCACGTTCCTTAATAGACCCAAGTTCCTCGCGTAGCTTTGCAACCTGTGTTTCGGTTTGCAGGCTTGAAACTGTTTGAACAACCTCGAACACATCTGGATACCGTTCTTTGAACTCTTCCAGTTCTTCTTGGGTTTTTGGTGGGGCTACGCCTCGTGGCATTTCCGCCGCCCGTTCAGTCATTGTCTTACGAAGGGCTTCGATTTCTCCTTTGAACTCGCTTACCTTCGAATCGTAGTGACGTTTCAAGTCGTCATACCGTTTTTTATAGTCGTGGTCTTCAGAAGTTTCCTTCTTTTGTCCTACGAAACTATCGCCCGCCTCGTCTTGCTGAGTAGCCGCTTCTTGTTCTACGGGGTCAGCTTCTTGTTGGGCTTCTACATTCTCCTCGTCGTCCTCGTCTTTGTAGACATCATCCCGATATTTTCCGCGATATAGGCTGTCGTTGTTTACGGTTCCGAACGAGTCGTTTGCTTTATTGGCACGGTGGCCTCTTGCTTTTGCCATTGTTTTACCTCTTCATGCGGGGCCACATGGCTGTGGGTAGCCGCTCCGGTTGTGCTGGGGCCACGGGTTCGTGGGTAGCCAGCGGATTCTTATTAGTCTAAGAAACTTACTTGTATGCGGTCTTGAGTTATCATTCCGCCACGAGCCGCTGCAGCTTCTTGAACCGGCTGCTGCCCGTTCTCAGCAATGCGCTGCTCTGTCTTGCGGATACCGCGTTTGTTAATCTTTTCTAGGCGGTCTTCGCCAATAATCTTTACGAGGTGAGGTGCAATCTTGACCTCGCCACTAGATACCGCAATGTCTACAAGGTCTGAATGGCGTTCAAAATCCTGTGTAGAAAGCCCTCTGCGAACCGCTTCTTTCTGGGCATCCATAATCATCTTGCGAATATCTTGTTCGCCTGCGAACTCGACGGCTGCGGCGTTCAAAACATAAGTACCCTCTGGAACGCTGTCAGGGCGGTTGTCAGCGACTTTAGCTGCTTCGGATACCTGTGAGGGCGGAGCATCTACAAAACCGCTCTGTGCGGCTTGTACCCCTGCTGGCGGGGTTCCCATAGCGTAGGCGTTTCTGTTGCGTTCGGTAGGACGGTTTTGAGAACGTCCGTGCTCAATCATGCCGCCACGAGCATCGCCACCGCCGTAACCATCACTAACACCGCCAAAAGATTCGGCAGATTCGCCGGGGTCATATCCGCCACCATCATCTCCACTTTCCATACGAGCCTGAAGCTCCGCTTGATAAGCTGCACGTTCTGCTGCTTCTTTAGCTGCTGCTGCATCCGCTGCCCGTTTAGCTGCGGCCTGTTCTGCTGCAGTCTTGCGGTCTTTTATATCCTGAATGGCATCTGATAGCTTTTTACTACCGGAACGAGCCTGCGACAGGGCTTGGTCGTACTCTAATTTAGACAAACCATGTTTGGCTGCAGCAGCATTGCGGCTTTCTGCTAGACCATAGGCTGAGAACTGATTGGTTCGTGGGCTGTAGAAACTACCGGTTTCTGTGTAGTAACCATCCATGATGTTGTCTGAAATATTGTCCCAGCCAGCGTCTTCAATAGACTTACCACTACTAAAGTTGTAGCCAGTAGGGATGTATCCGTTGGCTACGGCGTCGATTGCCATCATGTGTTCTTGGGAAATCCCACGCATATTCCCCGTGTAAGTTCGCGAACCGGGTGCGCGGGTCACTCCGCCCGACCCCATCTTAAAAGAGAAACCCAAGTCCATACCTAGAGACGCTGCAGTGTTATAGCCTACCACATCACCGCTTTCGTACTCTTTTCCAGCCACTGTTCCAAAAGCTTCGGTTCGTGCTTGACGAATAGACGCCATATCGCTGTACTGAATTGAGTGAACCGCATCCGAAACAATTCCCAAGATGCCTGCAGGACGGGTGCTTGCTTCTCCAAAAGCATTGCGAACCGTGTCTCCAGCCACTATAGAGCCTACCATAGCACCGGGCACTCCGCCCACCATGCCCATAATCTTACCCGCTGTTTTACGAGTAGACGCTACATCTGCTATATCAGCAACAGCAGCCTTACCCATCTGTCCAAAGTTAGCCTTTGCGAAGTCTATATCACTCCAGCGACCTTGAGTTATAGGTTCCATAACATTGCCAATAAAACCTACGCGGTCTTTCAGAACATTTGTATCGTCTAGGCCAGACTGTAGGTAGTCACTATAGCTATTAAACTGGCTGTAATTTTCAGGAACTCCGAAAGATGTTTCGACCAGAGACTGCCCCGTTTGAAAAGAAGTCTGGGTCAAGACATTAGATTCGGCATCTCCTCTACCAGAATCCGGCTCAAAAGTCTCTAGTTCGGTTATGTCTTCTTCTGGCGTTACATCGATAGGAGTAACGGTAGGAATACCAAGATATTGCGTATAGAAGTTTACGAATTGGCTACCATATTGCTCTGCTGTGAGCGGAGTAGGACTAGGAGCAACAACAGGAGTAATGCCTGTAGTGCTAGAAGTAGTCGTTCCTGTCGTCGTTGTTGTGGTTGCCATTCTTTGCTATAGCCTCGTGATTATCCTTCAGTTTGAGGAGCATTTCCAGTAAAGCCGCTTTCCCCTGCAGTTGGCGCAGTTCCGACTCCGATTGTGCCGTTACCAGAGCCTTGTACGTCTGTTCCTTCAGGACTTGGAGATACTCCTCCAGCCCCTGCCATATCTGAGGCTGGGCCAGCAGCGGGGCCACCAGCTTCGCCTGTTCCTTGTTGTACATTTGCCATCATCCCTTTTAGCATCTGAGCGTAGAGTTGGGCTTCGTTGGCATCGTTCACGAGGCTATCAGGGTCGATGTCCTGTGCAATAGCCAGTTCACGCATTAGGTTAGGTATTTTGATAAATGGTGCAAGCATCGGGTTCGCAACAGTTTGCAACAGAGAGGTTAGGCGTTGTGTGCGAACTTCTTTTTGCATGACGGCTGCTACACCGCGAGGCTTAATTTCTAAGTCGCCCTTAATGTCTTCTGCTTCTTCATTGAACTGCATGTTCCACTGGAAGTAGGCCTCGCCCAACGGCTTCAAAAGCATGTCGTCTATGTTCTTGATGACAGTCTTCATAGATAGACCGGCAGAACCCATCAGCATAGAGAGACCAGCAGCGGTTCGTCCAGTTCCGCTAACACCTGTTTGTCCGTGAACAATAGACGGAATACCTGTCTCTTCGTCCGCAAGCTGACGGCTAATCTGGTACATTTGGATATTTTCACCAGCCGTGTTCGGAAACTTCAAGCCGTTGATAGCTGTTCCTGTGACACCAGACTGGCGACGGAATATTTTACCGGGGAAGATGTCCATGTTTTGACCGGGAACCAAGCTGGCTTCGTCCACATCGAACACCAAATTGCCTGCAAGAGCGAGGTTGTCGATTGCCATACGAACGTGACCGTTCATTAGCTTCTGGGCATCTTCCATGTTTTCTGCAACGCCAACGCCCCAAAGCTGATATGGGTTCACTTCGTAAGGGAACACTTGGAACGGAATACGGGCTGGCGTAAACGGGTTCAAAACACAGCGAAGAACCATGTTGCCACAAACCCAGATATTTACCTGTAGCTCGTCGAACTCTGTTAGTTCGTAATCATCAACAAGACCGGCTTCACTAGCCATTTTAGAATCTAAAACGCCCCAATATTCAAGAACCTCATAGCGATTGCCTTGATAATATGGCTCAGTTTCGTCTTCACGAATAGTATCCTCGTAATACTTGTCCTCATAGTTTGGGCCTTTAGCGAGGCACTCTTCGATAGCTCCGGCATCAAAGTATGGACGCTTAACAAGAGCACGAAGCTGTTGACGATTCATGCGGTGTCGCTGAATAACGTATTCGCAATCGTCAATGCTCGTAGCGGATGGGTCTGGATGAAAATCCCACAGGGATACCATCTCAATCCGTGGAACGGTCTTTTCACGAGGGTTATAAACCCGTTCGCCGTCTTCACCACGCTCCCAGTTGTGAACCCTCTTGTAAAAATTGAACGGGCCTTTTACAATACCCGTACCTAACAAGCAAGATTCGAACACGGAGTTACGCAGTACATTCACAGCATTTGTGTCGAGAAGCTGGTCGTGAATAACCTTTTCCATTCGCTGTGCAGCAAGTTTAGCAGGTTCAATCTGCGGTTCACCCATCCGTGCCCGTCCGGGAACCAAAGGAAGCTGACCATAGTCTTTTTCCAACCCGCCAAGGAAATGACCGTTACCAGATGCCTGTGTAGCACCGGGAGCCAGTTCACGACCATCGCCGGGAAATCCGTAAGGGTCTTCCGGCTGCATTTGGTCTAAAGGTGTTTCCATGTGAGCGAACTCCGCAATGCCTTCTGGCACGGGAGTAGATTCTACAACCAGTGGAAACTTCTTGTTCGCGAACAGAATGTCAACAATCTGACCAAAGGCTGCAAGAACCTTGGTCTTTGTTATGCGAACAAATACCTTTGAGCGTTCGGAATCACGATATTGCGTAGTCGAATCGTAGATGCCGCGAAAGTTTTTGTATGCTTGCAGCCAACGCTGTTCGTGGGCATACCGTCCGTTTTCAGCATCTTCGAACTTAGATTTGACATACGCAGCAATACCCGGCATAAACTCTTCTGGAGCAATGACGGATACTGTAGTATCGTCTTCCGGCTGGAGAAAGTTATCTTCTGACATAAGTTTTTATCTTAGTAGTCGCGTTCTTCTGCCATCTTCATTACTGAAGGGTCGACTGCCGTTTTAGTCATCTTCTTCGGCATGTCTTCAGTGAGAACGCCTTGCTTTGCCATTGTGTTGAACTCAAGACCTTCACGATACAGTTTGGCTGCACCGCCTTGGTCATCAACAGATGTTTTGTCAGAGTTCATAATGTAAGCGGCACCCATCTTATCCATGGTACTCTCCTTATCTAGAAATAAAGCCTTGGTCTTGGACAGGGGCGGCTTGTGGAATCCTGTCCGGTTCTGGTATCATACCAGCATCTTCACGAGCAATAGCATCAGCCCGTTCAGCAGCTTGGTCTGGTTCGGTAATCATACCGGCGTCTTCACGGAACACCTGAACTTCTTTAGCGAATGGCTCATAGGGTTTATCTTCGGGACGAAGTTCCCCAGAGGCTAGTTCCGTTGGTTCCAAAATCATCGGGACGGCAGCAGCAGGGCCTAAGCCTAAACCTACGGTACGAGCCGCAGCTTCTAAGCCAACTTCCTTGGCGATTGCTGCGCCTGTCTCTAGGGGTGATTCTATAAACTGCCGCGCAGTTTCGATAACCAAAGCACCACCAACTACTTTTGTGGTTTTCTTACGGAAGTTCTTTATGAAGTTGCCGAAATCAATATTGTTCCGTTCAAAGAAACCCCGTGTATCGGCAGACAGGTCATCAAAAGTCTTTGGACGGGGGTCTGCGCTGGTGGGTTTGGCAGCAACGGGAACCTCTTCGCGAACCGGAAGGTCAAAATAACCTTCGTATCCGGCGGTCTGGGTTGTGATGCGGGTTTCGGGCATTGGGATTTTGGTTTGAATATCGAACCCGGCTTCTTTTGCAGCATCTCCCCAGAACTGAGCGAACATATTGGCATTCTGGCGGTCAACTTCACCAACTGCGCCCGGAAATGCTTGCTGGTAGGTTGTCAGTTCGCCTGTGCTGCTTTTACCAGCAGATTTAAGGCTACGTCCCTGCAGATAAGCTAGACGGTCTTGGTCGACACCAATGCTTTGCCCTACCGTCGCATGAATGTTGCGAAGAAGAGCCGAACCCTTTTTACCAGAAAAGCCTGCAGGGGCTAGGCTATCAAAATAACGACCTGTTGCTGCATCAAAGGCAATATCCTTTACTTTGACATCTTTCAAAAGGTCAGTCATATCTGTAGATGTTACAGGCTTGCCATTTGGCTTAGTAAAGAAAAATTCCTTGTTGCCAGCAGCTAAGTTTTCCTGTAGGATGCTATCTGCAATCGGGTTCAAGGGGATGTTAACGGCTCGACCCTTGGCACCTTTAGTTTCTGCTTCGATGTAGATTGCACCGCTGTCTGGCTTGTAGGCATTTACCTGAAGACCGGCAGCAGCGTTAGGACGAAGACCGGTATTGAGGTTAAAAATGATTGCTTGGGCAATAGGACGAGTATTAGGATTGTCAAGATACTTGGCGACACCCGCGAACAGTTGGCTCATCTTGGCCTTATCTGGGTTGATGGCAACCTCTGATACGGCTTTAGCCGGTTCGCTACGACCAAAGATACGGTTGTTTAGGTCCGTATTTGGAGCTTTGTCTGGCAGCAGCTTGTATTCGGGGGTATCAGGACCTACTGTTTCCTTCAGAGTGAGGCCGACTTGACGAAGATTTTGCATCGCCGTCTTGACTGTAGATGTGTCTTCTGTGCCCTTAAATGTTTTAGAAAGTAAGGTGTTTCCTTCGGCATCCTTTTCGAACAGGCGAAGGGCGGAGCCGGGTTCGTCTGCAATGTCCTTAAAGAACTGTAGCGAAGACGTGACAAAAGCTTTACCACGTTTCGATTTATCGGCGTAGGCTTGGGCAACTTCTCGCAGGGTTGCGGTTTTGGGGTCTAGGTCTGCCACAGTTTTTGTTGCTGCCTTGTCTTCTATGAATTTCAAAGGGGGTAGTCCTTTTTCTGCAACTACCTTTGGGTCTAGGTCTTTAAGACGGTTGGTGTATATATCCTCGTCGTCAATATTTATCCAACGACTTAACTTGGGGTCTGCCTTTGACTCTGCCTTATACATGTAGCCAGATGTAGATTCTTGGCTATATTGTTGTAAAACTTCTTCTTTAGAGATGCCTTTCTGTGAGGGTCTTAACTCATCTCCTTTATAGATGTCATAGACATCCCCGCGTTTTTTTATTTCTATAATGTTACCTTTTGTTTGCCGACCCTCTGAACCTTTTTCATTTTTCATAAACCCAACAATAACAGAAGGCTTATCTAAGTCCTTAGCAGTGATAGGTTTAGTAGCAAGGCTATTTTCTTTTACGAATTTTATGTCGTCTTTTGCCATTGCTAGTAACCAAAGGTATTATCGAAAGGTTGGAATGCTTGGTCTTTTATCCCTTGAAGGGTCTTGTGGATTGATTGATAACCAGAGGTTCGTGTCATAACCATATACCGCAACGCATCGTAGGCATGGTCCTCTGCCTTCGTGTCTACATCTTCACTATTGGTTTTGGAGAGAGGTATGCCAGATAGCTGTGCAGTAATATGCTTACACGTAGAGAATATGCGGAGACGTGGTTCGTTTGAGTACGGGTCGTCGGCAAGCCGCCTGTGTATTTCCATTTTACCTTGTAGACGGTTGCGGTCTGATGGTGTCCACCGTACCCCGGCCCTCATCATAGTCTCCGCGATAGAGGGGCCGAAACCTGTTCTGTTCCAGCACGAAGAGTCGAGTACCGTGTAGTGAGGTAACGGGTCTAACTCCTCTGCTTCTAATATTTTATCAGCCAGTTGCTCTGCTGTCAAGTGTTTTACATACAATTCACGATAAACCCAAATATTGTTATCCCAGTCAATAGCCCCCCAAAGAACGCACGACGGGCTGGAGTAGCCGTAGTCCGCTGCTCTAATGCGAGGCCAATTGGTAGGTAAATCGAAAGGTTCGACAACGTGACGTATCCTTGAAAATTCTGGGAAGGCCGCTCCCTCAGCCACATCCCAATCACCTTCGAGAAGTCGTCTACGCTCGACATCTGGGAGCGACCTGAGCATGGCCTCATATTGACCATCTGCCATCAGGTAGGGATTGTCAGTCAACCGTGCTGGAACAAATTTACGGTAGAACAGCGGTTGACCTGCTTTTGGATGATTATCAGGCCAGACAAACTTGCGCCCCGTCTCTGGGTCGCAGGCTGGAAACGGTGTGTTTTCTTCGTAAGGGTCGATGTACATCTTCTTGACCCACCAGCCGCCTACGCCGCCGGGGTTCGCTGTACATCTCATATTTAAATTCTTTTGCAGTTCAGGGTCTGTTGAACGCAAACGTGAACGTAGGTAATCCCAGACATAGCTGCTAGGGTATTGTGTTATTTCATCTACGCCAATCCAGTTGAACGCTTGACCTTGGAAACGGGTAACGTCCTTATCTCTGTCGAGATAGGTAAACCACATGGTTGCCCCAGAGGGAAAGACCCAAGTGGACTTAGATTCACGGAATGTGGCTCCGGGGAATGCCTTGGGGTAAAGCTGCTTCGACTTGTCGATAAGTTCTGTTAGTTCGTCGAGTGTTCGCCGGAGCAGAAGGCCACGATGATTGGGATTATGGCAATAGCGTAGGGGGTCAGCAAGTAGAGCAAACGACTTGCCACCGCCAGCGGCTCCCCCATATAGTACATCCTGTTCCGAAGCCGATAGAAACTCTTCTTGAGGTCCGGGATTAGGCTTAAATATAACAGGGGTGTCATCTATCAGTTCCGAAACTGCGGGTGGAAGAATATCCAAATCCGCTTGGTCTACTACGCGAGTCTTTTCGCCTTTGATTGCATTTTCTATGTTTTTAGCTGCAGCAGTGAGGTCCTTGACCTTCTTCCGTTTGCGAACAACTTTGGTTTCCTCGCGCTGCTGCTGCTTCTTGGCGTTACGAAGCTTCATGCGTACCGAACGCCGCGCCCGTTCCTGTGGGCTGAGTTTGTACTCAGTCTTGGATTCGCCGGGTCTTTTCTTCGGTCTTCCAACCTTGCCTACGTCCTCTGGGTTCGGGGGGACTAGGACACGTTTGCGTGGGGCCACGGTTAGGGTTTCTCTGTACTACCTGAAGCCGAACGCCCTTTTGTAGAATTTACTTTTTTTACAATACTGAGCGTAATTGTATCGTAGGGGTCGTACTTACTGCTAATAGCACCTGTCATGTTCGCTTCGTTCAAATCATTTAAGTATCCGGCAATCTGTTCATCAGATAATTCATTCCCACTTAAAAGGGCGTCTTCTGCACGTCTTGCTCTAGCACCTATCATTTTACGTCTTTGTTGTTCTGCCATATCCCTAATCCTTGTTTCCCATTGCCCTGCGACCACGGCAAGCTTTGACGCCGCCTTTGCCGGTGCCGTACCGGTAGCCGCGAACCTTGCCACCACGAGCTACTGGCTGTCCCTGCGGACGGCGAGGGCTAGACTTAGGTAACTTACGAGGCACAGGCTGTTTACGGCTAGTTTCATCGCTACGGGTAATATCGTTCATACGAATCATTGCTTCTGCACGTTGTTCGTCTGTGATATCCTTACGTTTTAAGAATGCGTCTAATTCCGCAAGGTTCATATCTTGGATGTTAGCCATCGATAATGGTCTCCTTCTTTGGGGGTAGCAAGACTACCCCGTGGACAGCCTGCACATTGTGGTTCATTGTTTCCTGTTTTGCGATACCGACGCGGTTCAAGATGCTTTCGGCTGCTTTCATCCGCAGGTCATCTCCCCGCTCTATGTCTATAGCCGTAACAAGACTAGCCAGCTTGTTCGCGGCCTGTAGGGAATGGCCCGCTAACATGACTTTGGTCCGCTCGATGATTTCGTCGGCTAGGCGTTCCTTTAGCCAAGTAACGGACTTGGGCGAATAGCCTACCTGTTCAGCCGCTACGGTCATATTTCCGTTATTTTCGAACAGGGCGTCTAAAAAAGCTTCTTGCTTTTCAGAAAGAGCAGGTTTTTTGTTTGTCTGAGGTAATAAATTCATATCTTTTGTCCGGGAACCGTCACACACTTCCATTTTATGTCTATAGGAAAGAAAAAAGTAGGCGCGACAGCTACTGCCATCTCGTGTGCTCGTACTTTACACTCTAGTTGTGTCTTGTGAAGGCCGCGTATGTCTTGAAATTCTACACATTCGTTTGGATTTGCAAGAGCGCAGACCATTATCCACGCTTCGAACATAGGTCATTCCGCGAACAGGTTGGTTACCTTTGCTATTATGACAGCTTTATAAGGGTTTGTCAACCGGTTTTACCCCGCGAACACGTAAAAATACCAAAAAAGTAAAAAAAAGCTTGACAAACTTGAGCCTGACCTATACAATAGTCCTAAGACTGCCGGGGGTAAACCCTATACACACCCCCGGCTCCCCGGTTCTCTCCCATAATACCCCTAACGGTTCGCAAACTCCACCCTGCTGGTTTCCCCGGTGGGGTCTTTTTTTGCCTAAAATCCAATAAGGGCCCAGTAAGGAATAGCGGGGTCCCCTAATGGTTCGCAAATAAGCAATATCGATAACCTAAAAAATACAAAAATGATGTCGGGTTTGCATAGCAAATGGCAGGGGGGGCGGGTGTCCCTTGCGTACCCGCACACGAGCCAAATATTTTTACATTAGGCGGCTTC